GAGCCATCAGTTACATCCATCAGTGCATAGTACTGTGCTGGTGGAAGGACAACTACAGCGTTGTCTGATGGTACGTTAGCAATGTCCATTGTTTTCTTGGCATCAAAGACTGCCTTAGCAAGCTTTGCTGGATCAAGAGAGTCAGCAGTAGCTGTACCAATGGTGACATTTGAAGTAAAGTCTTCTTCAGTAAAAGCTTTGTAGTCTTGAATAAGACCAGCAGCGGCTGTCGCATTAGTTGACAGTGCAGCTTTAACAAGCATACGAGCTACATTCCGATCTGCTTCGTTAGCTAGTGCAATACCAGCTTCCTTTGAGTAGATTGAACGTACATCGTAGTGGTTGATTGCCTCATCAATGTTAGCAATGAACTGGCTTGAGATAAGCAAGTCGTCAATTGTGACGATACGCTCACCTGCACGAATAGCCCCACCTGTGATTTCGTTTCCGGGCGTCAGGTATTCAGCAGTTGCACGGCCTGTCATTGGGAATGAAGCAGACTTACCTTTTGAAATTGTACGAGTGCGTACTTTGTCCATAAGGACTTTCTTTTCCTCATAAGCTGTTAGGACTTCTCCTGCATACAGCTTGAGAAACAGGTCACGTACGTCACCTGATAGGTTATTCTGGCCTTGAAAGCTTACGCTATAGGCCGGATTTGAAGCGGCTTGTGCCATTTTAAATTACCTCTTAGTAATGTTAATGTGAGTTGAAGTACACTCTGCATTACACTACATCCTTTCTCCAAGATTGTCCCTCGCAAGGGGTCAGGGGTAATCGTTTGTTATGTTAGCTTCGTGTTAGGGATATAGTCCCTTCTAGGTACACCATAATGTAACTAGAAGGAAGGGGGAACTCTTATACAATTCCCCCAACCCCATGCAACAATGTTAAAACAGACTAGACTTGGCTAACTTATCAGCAACCTGCTGTCTGTAGGCAGGGTCTTTAGCGTATCTGGGGTCACGCATAGCAGCAGTTAATTCTGCATTGCTTTCAAACTTCCCACCAGAGGACACAGAGCCTGTTTGTCCAGTAAGTAGACTAGGTTCTGCCTCAGAACGATAACGAGCATTAAGACCTTGGATCGCTAACTTGATTTGATTAGTGTCACGCGATCCCATTGTTGAGTTAAAAGCATCAATTTCATCAGGGGGTAGATTATCTGCTGCCCACTGTACTAGTTCTTGATACTGTTCTGCACCACCTACTAGGTTGTACATACTAGATTGGACTTGTTCAGACAAAGCGTTCTGTCCGTCAATCCACGAGTCAACTACTGCCTTTGAAAAACCAGCCTCAGCCAGTGCTTGATAGGCATCTTCAGTTAATCCACCTAGCTCTTCATATTCCTGCTGGAACGCATCAAAGTCTAGGCCGTTTGCATCTAGTGCTTCAGCAATATCAGAAGGAGTAGCATCTGTTACCTGCTCTTCTGTTACTTCTGACTCTTGTTCTTGCTGAGGTTTACCTAACTTACTCTCTAATGCAGAGTACGCCTTAGCCATATCCTCAACTGAATTAAATTTCTCAGGTAGCCACTCAGGACGCTCAGGGTCTTGTTGACTACCTTCTACTTTAGCCAGCATAGCATCTACATGCTCTTGTGACTCAGCAGGTTCTTCTTGATAAGTGTTAATACTGTCTGCCATTATTTACCTAACCTTCTACAGCCCCTTTAGCTAACTGTGGAGCAGCACTTTGTGCTAGCTGCATAGCTGCTTGAGCTTCCATCTGTTCTTGTTGCATTTGTTGTTGCATCATTTGTTCTTGTTGTTTCTGCTCAGGTGACTTAATAAGTCCTGAGGTATCAATACCAAGTGACGCAGCTAGGCGATCAATATAATCACCTAAGTTCATCTCACTCTGAATAACTTCTGGCCCCAGCGGTTGAAGATATTGTAAGAAAGTTGCTAGTTTATTTAAGTCTTGTCCACGGCCTAGTGCCTCAATGCCTGTTACTACTGTAGGCTTGACACTATCCTTAGGCATACGTGGCATCTTACCTTGCTTAGTTAATGACTCAAGCAGTAGGTTAATTAGTGGTAGCTGAAACTCCTGTGATAGAATAGAGTACACACCGCCAAGGGCTGTCTCTAGTTCCTGTGCCATGAAGCGTACTTCTTCTGCCGTTACACGCTCTGCTGATCTTTGTACAGAGGAGTTTAGTAGAAAGGCAGCACCAAGTCTATCGTTAATCATACGCATAGTCTCTAGTGAAACACGGAAGTCACCACCTTTAGCTACCTGTAGGGTAGACACATCATTACTGTCACCCTGTAAGAACGCACCATTAGGTGCAGCAGCTAGGTCTTTACTCTTTGTAGTACCATTAGGACGTACAAGGAACAATACCTTAGCTGACGCTGCGCTGCCTTGTACAATAGCTTTTGTTAAAGCCTCAAGACTGCGTAGATCACCAATGTATTCTTCAATAAACCCTCGCCCATAGTCCTCACCGTCAATACGGATAAACCGTAATGGGATGAAGGGGCTTTGGTCTAGCTTAAATTTACCCTTAGTCTTTTCAATAGTAATACCAGCTACTTCCTGCATGACTTCGTATCTATTGTCTACACGCTTAAGGCATGTGTATAGATCGTAGCTTTTAACAGGAGTATCTGATGGTGGGATCATGTCCTTTATTTCATCAGGTAATGTAGATGGAGCCATAGACTCCTTGGTAATAATCTCTAGCACATTACCCATAGTGTCACGCTTAGTGCAGTAACGGTCAGGCCGAAATACTTTCATTCCACCTTCTTTAGGCATGTAAACAAGAGCATTACCAGTAACGATAAGTAACTTTAGTGCCTCAAATACTGGCACACGAATAGCCTTACCCTCAATCTCTTGCATAGCAGCACGTTCAATACGTGCAAGTCCTTCTTCTACTTGACCACGATTTGCACCTGCTAGTTGTTGCAAGTCAAAGTCATCAATAGTTAGACGAAAGAATGGACTGTTTGGTGGGAGCAAGGCAAGCAATAGCTTTGATGCTAGGTTGTTTACACCTCTTGCTCCAATACCTTGGTAAGGTGTGGCATAAATAGAAGAACTACTATGACCTTCCTCTGGCAAAAGAGTAGGAATAGTAAGCCTTGCTGCTTCTCGCCCTCGTTCTAGGAACGTATCTCGTTCACTTTCTAGTTGGCTGTAGCGTTTAGCTACTGTACCTACATCTTGTTCCATGTGTTATTCCTTATACAATAATCTTGCTTTTATATCTTTTCATACGCTCACTTTGTTCAATAATAGGAGCAGATGAAGTAGTATCAGGCATCATGTCAGTAGGTTCAGCGATCTTTTCTTCTTCATCAGTATCTTTACTCATGAGTTTCTTAACTTCACTTGTGTTTACTGTGAAAGCACCCATACTGCTCTCCTATCCGACAGGAATGTTCAAACCTGAACCACCATCACCACCTATGTTAGCAGAACCAGTCTTAACGACTAAAGCTTTTTTACCCTTACGCCTACGTCCCATTTTACCACCTTCTGTTTCTACCATAGCTTCAGCTTCCTGATCCATTGGTTTAGCAGCAGCGGTAGATGAAGCAGGTGCTGATACTGGCTTGGAGCTTCTAATAATTCCACCCATTCTAATCTCCTGTTGTTGGAATTTGTAAGCCAGAGCCAGAACTACCTGTCTGTATAGAAGTGTCTTTTAAGTCAACACGTAGCTTACGCTTGCCTCTTTTCTTTTGTATTTGATCTGCGTCTAAACCCTGACCAGCAAGCTCAATATCTGGTGTCTTAGCGACAGCAGTTACTGGTCTAGCTGGTGCAGGTAGTGGTCTAGGTACTGATGATCCGAATAATCCACCCATGTGTCATTCCCCATAATCTTCGTTATAAATATCTGTAAGTTTCTTTACTACTGATTGTTGTCCCCTGAGAAACGCTAGCTCCTCAGAGGTGATTTGTTCATGTGGAAGTTTATCTGGATAAAGCTCCTGTAAAGCGTTCAGTAGAGCAGTAGTAATGTTTAATGAATATCCTAAGACATTAACCATATTAAATTCACTTTCGCTAATAGGTACAGTTTAGACTATATGTCTACTAATTCACAGGCTCCTGCAGTACAAGCTAAAGTCTGGCTACCAGAAGTAGTGTCTTCTTTTTCATAAGCAGACAAAGCTGACCAATCAATCTTAGAAGGCATCTGTTTCTTGAGTTCTTCATAGGTTTCTTTATCCACATCTTGATAAGGAGCTTGTGCATACGTGTGGTCACTATGAGGTAGGAACGAAATACCTGAGCAGATGTCAAAGTTCTCGTAGACCCATGCACCTACTGCCATCCACTCTGCATCCTTGACTGTGATAGTCACTGATGGTTTGTGTTCACACCAGTTAAGTGCGTAGTTCTTCCATAACTCTAGTTGTTGTAGTGCAGTCATATCATTACGTGTTACAGCACCAGATGGTGATTTAGTAGGGAAGCTAAACACTGTAGTAGAGTCAGGCTTCATCACGCATGGTTCAGCAGGAATACCACTATCCTTCATAAACTGTGTTAGTGGGTCTTTGTTGTCACCACGCACAGTACGAATGTAGTAAGCACTATGTCGTGCATGAATACCAGAAGCTGTATCGGTAAGCTGAGATACAGTACCAGATGGCTTGACACAGGTAATAGCAGCAGAAGGATCGACACCTAGTTTATCAGCATAGATACGATTGACATCAATAGCCTGTAGCTTAAGCTCTTTGAGCCAGCGTGGGCTATCAACAGTCTTAGATAGTACATTGTTATCCATGATACCTGTTAGTGATACACCAAGTAGACGCTCTTCTTCTGTGTTCTTCTGCCAAATCTTACGTAGGTATGGCATCTTAGTAAAGGTAGACTGTGCTGTACCAAGGATGGTAGCTAGTCGTACCTTACGGCGTAGACTTTCTAGGTCATCATGTTCACGTACTACTACCTCTGTCAGATTACAGAACTGGTATGGGCGTAGGATAATTTCAGAGCAAGGGTTAGTACCCCACTCATGTCCTGTCTCCCTACGTCCATTCATCTTAACATGGTTGTCTGCTGCTGGACGAGAGAAGATACCACGCTCACCAGACTTAGACTCTACGAGAGATAACCACTCACGCATAAACCCTTCCATGTCAGGCTTGTCTGTGTAGGCTACAGAGTTATTAGCCAACGCACGTTGACCCTCGTTCTCCCACCACTGACCTGACTTAGCATGTGCCATACGTCCGTCACTGAGGTTAGACAGGCTGATCATGGCTGATCGGCGTACACCACCTACTACCACAACCTCACCAATCTTACACATGATATCGTGACACTCAATACTAGTAAGCTTACGTCCTACTGCACCTTTGAACTTCGCCACAACAAACTTGAACAAGTCATCAAGAGGCTCAGGTCCACTAGCTCTACCACCAAAAGTCTTAAGCCTAGCACCTGCTGGTCTAATCTTAGACATGTCCCACTTTGGAATGTCACCTGAGTACAGGTGTGACAGTAGCTTATGTAAAGCCCTAGCCCACCCTTCCTTGCTATCCTTAACTGCAATGACATCATCACTATAGTCTAATGCCTCAGGTATATCAGGAAGCTTGGCAATAGACTGACGCTCTACACTGAAGCCGACACCAGTGCCACACAGTAGGATAAACATAGCCTCATCAAAGGCACGGATGTGATCCACAGGTAGGTAACTACAGTTGTAGATGCAAGTGTTATCACGGTCTGCTGCTACCCCTGCTGTCATCAAGGCTCTCATGCTAGGCATCACCTCAAGGTTGATGATTGCTTCCTCAATTTCTTCTAAGTCTTTTGCAGGTAGACCAGTACTAGCAATATAGTTGATGTATCGTTGCACTGTCTCAGGCCAAGTCTCTCGCCTGTTCTCTTCTTCTAGCCATCGTGCATATCTGCTAGTAGCAATGAATGTTTGGTAGTCAGTTGGTAGGTAATTGCTACTCATCTATTGTCTCCATTCCCTTGTAGTACGCCACGTTCCTTGCGGCTCTCTAGTTTTTGTATATTCATAGCAGCTATAACTTGTAGGCTATAGTTAATATCCCTAGCTACTGCTGCTACATACCACAACACATCGCCTAGTTCTTTGGCAATCTCGTGTGCTTCTTTCTTAATATCTTTACCATCTCGTACAATCTTCTTTACCTTTTCTGCTACCTCACCTGCTTCACCAGCTAGGCCAAGGGTAGGATAGGTTAGCTTGTACTCTTCTGGATAGATGGCAGTCTTATTAGCGCGTTCTTGGTAGGCATTGAAATCCATACTACTCTTCCCCAATCTCGCCACCGTCATTCTTAGTACAGTATACTTCACTAACATAGTTGAACCCCATGCCCTGTAAGAAGGACTTAAAGTTATACATCATGTCTGGTAGGTATCCCTCTGTTTCAAAAGAATGTTTAATAGTTCCTGTAACATTCCCATCTTCATCTGTATGCTCACACTTGAAGGTAATATAATCGTTCACCAGTTTACTCCCTTTGTTTTCTTTAGTAGATCAATCATCTTGTTAAGATACCATACTGCTTTCTCTGCATCCTGAATGGGGTTGCCCTTCTTGAATAGGCGTGAGCCTGTGTACTTAATGACATTACCATGACAGTAGCTAATAGCTTCATACTCACCTAGTACGTCCACGATGTAGTCAATAGTTTCAATGCCACTAGCTGCGTAGTGGGCAGGGCTGTTTACCATGTCAAACTCTGCTTGTGCTTTCATGTAGGCTTCATGTCGTTGTGGGGCTGCCATAACTTTACCTCTCCTGTGTCTGTGTCATACTCACCATTACGTAGTATACGTGCTAGCCTTGCGTTCTCTAGTGCTACTTCTTCTGATAAGCCTTTCTTATTGTACGCAGCAACCACTGTATCCCACGTGCAACCAGAAGACAGAAGTTTATTAGCAGTCTTGGGACCAACAGTTGGACAGCCGCTATAGTTATCTGTACTATCCCCAACCAAAGTTTGGTAAAGGAAATTGTAGTTAGCTTCTGCTTCAGTGATTGTAACCACCTCTTCATTAAGCCAGTGCTGCGCTGGTATAGTAAGTAAGTCCTTATCTTCAGACCAGATAATTGTATCTGGATTAGAAGTACCAAGTATCCCCATGACATCATCTGCTTCTAGTCCTTTATACATTATGGTGTTGTACTTGCTCATCATATAATGTCTTGCATAGCTAAGAAGCATTGGCTTGCGTACATCTTTACGATTAGCTTTGTAATAGGGAGCTACCTTTTTACGGAAGTTATCTTGATCAGATAGAGTGACGATACAGTCTTGAACAGGGGCAGCATCTACTAAGCCAGAGATATATTCTTCTAGCTTGTAGTCTACATCATGTTCCCAAGCATGTAGTGTCCACAACCCATCTCCCCAATGCGTAGGCTTCTCTGCTACCACTGCTGCTTTGTAAGCTATTATGTCTCCATCAATAAGCAGTAGGGTCATCGTGTATATCCCCTTTCTTTTTT